ATGAATTTGATTACTGTACAGCGTTATTTGCTTGTTGTGTAATCGGTTCAAAGTACGTTCACCTTCGCCTATTTTTTCGCGTGTTGAAAGCAAACGTAGAGACAATACAATGCAAAGGAATAGCAGAATTGCAATGAAGATAGACGCTATTTTTTCAGTTCCTGTCATTGCTCAAATATCCGAATACTCTTTCTTAGCGTCAAACGATGGGCAAGCCTTAGAACTCACATCTCTATGTCCTATGATTTGAGCGTTCGGATAACGTCCTTTCAAGTCTTCCAACAAGCAACGTAAAGACTCTTTCTGTCCTTCTGTCCTTGTGTCCTTCGGGTTCATTTTAGCATCACAACCACCAACATAAACAACGCCAATAGAATTAGCGTTATGCCCTTTAGCGTGTGCGCCTGACTTAGATTCGTCTCGTCCTTTTTCAATTGCACCGCTTAAAGCTATTACCCAATGATAACCAATATCTGACCAGCCGTTATCTTCAACGTGCCACTTTCTGATAGTGTCAACTGAAACATTACGACCTTCTGGAGTTGCAGTACAGTGAACTATTATTTTGTTGATTTGTCGCATTTACCAGTTCGTTTGCAATTTTCAGAACATTCAACGGGTGCAATTTCGCACCACTTATTTAGGTTTGAGTGCTTTGAGTATTTGTCTTTGTTGCTCAATTATCTTATCAAGTTGTACAGTATCAGGCGATACACGTTTGATAGTGTCGCTCATCGTTCTGTTTGGTGCTTGTTGACCAACGCTATTAGCGGTCACTACGACCAATAACAGCCCCGTGAATCTCTTTAGTAAGTTTTTCAATGTTCGATACCCTTGCGGTCATTTCTGTACGAAATGCGACTGTTTCTAAATCTTGACGCTGGTTATGCTTTTCAACGCTTTCAACTCGCACCTTGTTTTCATAGGCTATCTTTAAAGCCTCTTCAACATCTGATTGAAGCGTGAAATACGCGCCCGTTACCATTACTATCTGAGATGCAAACAGCACCCCGAATTTGATAACCTCCCCGTCTAAACTAATTTTATCCATGCTCTTTAAATGTTCCAATTCCTAATAATACAGTTCCGTTTGCTAATATAGTTAAAATCAATGCAGTGTCAACATTGTACCAATGAAAACCCGTAATGATAGACATGGTTAATCCTATGCCGTAAGTTATAGCACCTATTACACGCTTCGCGCTTATTTTTCCCGTCTTATCGTTAAATAAGCTCATTATCAGGTATTTCAATTTGAATTAACGGTAAACGTCTTACCCATAATAGCGTAGTGCAGTTCAACACTTCTAACTCAGAGATGTACCACTTGCCGCCAATTTCAAACGAGTTAAAGTAGCTTGAATCGTTGTAGAGTTCACCGCTTAACTGTTCAGCTTGTTCTTGTGTTAATTGTGCTAAGTAAATCATCTGCCAAGTGCTGTTTGAAATGTGTTGTTAATGGTTGTCAAATTGGCGCAATCAGCTACGGTAAGACCATCACTAACACCCGCTAATTGATACGTTTTAGACGAGTATTGCGCATCCAAACTCATCATCTTGAAATTAGCGTTTGGGAATGCTCCCGTTGTACTTGTTGTATTTGAACCGACCAATGCGCCATCCTTGTAAACCCTCATGTTGGTTGCGCTTTCTCGTGTGTTTATATAGAAACCAATAGAGTTAGATTGTGTTCCCAAGTTAACTGATGCGCCAATGTTATTGAACAAATACACACTATTTCCATAACGACTAATTGAGTAATGATTTGTGTTCGACAGTCCCATATCATAACCGCCAGCAGCGTTCGTTCCTACCGCATAAAACATGGCATTTGATGTATTTGTCAATCCTTCATTCAACGGATTATAGTTTGTATTAGTGTATCCATTTGAACCGTTACCTGTTATCCCTGTTGCGTCATGCGTAATTCCTCCAAAAAACGTCATTCTAAACGAGCTGTCGAGGTCTTGCGGGTCTTTCAAATTGAACTTGTGAGTAGTTGAAGTTCCACCAACAAACGGATATAGCGCGTGTATTTTTGTCCACAATCCATCTGTTTTTAGGTCAACAACAAGTTGAGTTATTGCATCAGATATGGTTTGGTCTGTTATTCCAGTCGCAGTTAAAAACGCTTGCGCATCTACGTCTCCTGCTGTTTCAAATTGGATAGAGTTTCCGACCCATTCCTTTGGCTCTGCAGCGTCTTCCGTTGCAAATGCGTAAATTGAACCAATACCAACATAACCCTCAACAACCCATGAAGTATTATCATTTGCGCCTTGATATACATTGAACAATTCACCGTTAACATCTTCAAATGTAAAGAAGTATTCTGTTGGCGTAATGTCATTTGGAAGTGCTTTTAAATAAACCGTATCTCCAACATCTGCTGAAGTGATAGGGTTCGTAAATCCAGCATCTGAATAGACATTAATAGATAGCGTTGGAATTACTTGACATGAAGGAACAACCCACTCAGAACCGTTCCAACTTCCAACGGGCAAACCGTCTTGAATTACGTCAATGTCAAGAGAATCCTCCGCTTTTACATCTGCAATAGGCGAACCGTTAATGCTTATCGCACTATCATCAATTCTCCAATGAGTTCCTTGTTTTGAACCCACTTGTGTCATGTCATTGCTCTGAAGAACTAGAATGTTCTCCGTGTCTCCCGATGGAATGTCGGTCATATCAACTCCGTTCAACTGAACCGTTGCATCTGCACAAGGTGCTGAAGTTACTTGCCATGCAGTACCGTCCCAAGTTCCAGAAGGTGTGCCGTCAAGATTTACCGTGAAAGAATCTGTGTCTCCACTTGGAATAGTGCCAACGGTTACGCTGTTAATTTGAACCGTTGCATCTGCACAATTGCCAAACTCTGCTATAAGACAATCACGCTGCACTTGCGTTAGCCTATCTATTACTGATTGGTTGCAGAAATCATATAAAGTAAGACCGTCAACGCTTGGAGGTATGCTTGCACCGCTTTGAGGTATTTGGCACTTGTTCCAATCGTAGAACTGTTTTAACTCTAATACACACGAATACCCCGCAGTTCTATCATTTGTTCGTTCTGTGAAGTGTTCAAGTTGTGCCGCCTTATCAGTAACGTATTCTTGTCCGTGTTGCTGATGAAAGTAATTAAGAAAGTCAAGCAATATCAACTGCATATCGGATAGCACCTCAATCTCTGAAGCGTCATCGTCTTGCCCTTCTTCTCCAGCAATAACACGCCCGAACATCGTTAGGCGTATATTGTCAACCTTATAGTTCTGGTCTAAACTACCGCCCTCGTTTGATAGCCAAAGTAGCGGGTAACTTCTGTCAGGCTTGCCTTGAAGTTCCGCTATTGTTCCCATCCCGACCTCCGCTATTTGGTAATGAGCGTTGGCGAGTGCTACTATTTGGGCGTGTATTTGATTTAGTGTTAGCAAGGTAGCGTCTTAGTTTTTCTTCGTTCTTTTTAGACATCTCTATATTTCTCTCTTAACGTTTCGGGGAATGACGTTCCTCCCAAATAGATAGACGTTCTGAAGTTGTTTCTATTCGGTTGAATTGTATCCAATCCACTATCAGGGTTTTCATATTCGGGAAAGCTAGACGAATACTCACATAGGTAGTTTATCAATCTTTGCTTGTACCAATCGCCTTTGTTAGTTTCTTTTTCAACAAGGAAGTTAACGCCTGACGTTGACGCGGGTGCTGATTGCTCAGAGTCTTGAATTTGCAGACCCTTGTTAGTAATCTTGTAATGTGCCATCGCCAAACATTCAGCCGTAACATAATGTTTGAGGCAGACCTGTATGTAGTCTTGCAGTAACGTCTCATAGACACCCGCCAAAGTAGAAGCCGAAATATCATCCTTTATCTTGTTGTATAGCGTTGAACCAAGTACGGGTTGAATCTCGGTATCTTGCGCCCATAGTATAGACTCGCGGATATACTTCACGTCAACGTTATCAGATACTTGCGTGTTCTGTTTAAGGAATGTCTCGGATATGAATAGAACGTTGGCCATTATTTCTCTTTAATTACAACTTGCTCCCATACGTGGCGACAATACGGAGTAGTGATGTTCGTTCCTTTGCGAGTCCAAAAACCACCTCGCCTTAACCATACGTTTCTATCTTCTTCCATTCCTATTTGCTGAATTTGCGCGCTATCCCAAACTCTTGAACTCGATTCTGCAACCATCTTTTTGCAAAAGTCTCGTGTTGTTGGTAGAACATCAGCCCCAGCCGCCTCACCGCTTTTAACGTATCTGTAAGCCACTTTAAAAGTAACCTCTAATGGTTCTGCTGTTTCGAGTGCTTTCGTGCCTTGTGGCGTAACCTTTGCTACCCTTTGAGTTGATTCGGAAATAACCTCGTCTGCAATGGTCAAATAGTTGGATTCGGTCAATGAACGTATTGCTGTCATTACCTCGTCAACGGTTGACTCTAATTGTGCTGCGATTGATGCCCATGTAGCTGTTGGATTCTCTTTCAGTATCTCTAAAACCGCGAAGTTGAAAGCATCGGAAGCAAATCCGTAACGCTTTAACAGCTTTTCAGAGCGTTCTAATTCTTTGTCTGAGTTGAATCTTACCGCCCTACCTTCGCCTACTATCTCGTATTCGTCTAAAGAGTAACCCACCTTAGAAAAAGAGTCGCAAATACGCATCTCTATTTCGTGGTCGTCCTTTGCTAATTGAACTTCAACGCTCATTTGCGTAGTGGTCAAAGGTGCTAAACCAATGTCCTCACGAATCTCATCCGTTGTCATAACAGATGCGCGTGTTGCTTCGCTATATTCACGGCCAATCGGTTCGGTATCTTGTATGTAAATACGCCCGTCAAAGCCCTGAACGCCTAAAAGACCGTTAAATATTTCCTCAAGGAAACGTTGACGTCCATTAACGTAGGTGTTCTGAAAAAGTTCGTAGCTGTCTCTAACTTGGTTACGGCTTGCAAAGATTCCATCCTCTTTGATTCCGAATAGTTGCGGGTCTACAATCCTATGTCCCGCAAATATTTCCTTTTGAACGGTGTTGTTCAATGTCTCGAAACGCTTATCAAAGTCGTTTCCGTTCAGTGCAATAATTTCCGCGCCTTGTTCCTTTGAGTCATTGAAGTTTAGAACCAACTTGTTAGCGTTGTCTGAACCGCTGAACTTGTCGTATAGCTTTCGCTCAATCGCTTGTTGTTCTTCCTCTGTTGGTTGCCCGTTAAAGAAATTTATCATAGTGCCACCCATGAACCCATTCTTAATAGAGTTCAAATGGAAGTTAGCTATTTCTTTATCCATCTCAATGTATGGAACACAACCAAGATATTCAGGTAACGGGTACGCTTGCCCCATCGGATGGTAACTCTTAACGTAGAGTAATGATTTGCCGCCTATGTTTGAAGGGTCAAACGCTGGAATATATTCAATTTCGGGTTGATTCTTTGACCAATCTTCTGAATAGTAATAACCATCTAAATCTTTCGCCTTTCGGTACTTTGTGAAATCGCAATGGTAAACGGCTGAAATCTTTTCAAGCGTCTTGTTGCTGATTATCTCAAAAGCAAACCCACCAAATATTTCAAGGTCTAACGTTGCCTTGAATAGTAGCGTGTTCAAATCTTCTAAACCGTTAGGACGCTTAACGAATTGGTTAATCTTTGCAATTGACTCAGTGTTCAATCCCGCCTCGTCAACCATCCAACCATTCCCAACTATGTAGTCTACTTTACCTTGAACGATTGCGTGATGCTTTGCGCTTGAATTGTAAAGGTCTAAAAGGTAGTCAGGATAGCGGTTTTTCCACGGTCTTTCAACCCCGTACATTATCCAATCCTTTGACCGTTCTTCTTTGAATTGCGGCACGTTATGCGCTGCCAAATCAATAACGAATGTTCTGTCTCCTTTCTTAACCATTGTAAACTACGTATGTTTGGGTGTTGTCGTATGTTGTCGGTTCTGTCTCAGTACCGCTTACAACACACATTCCCGACTCTAATAAGGTTAACCCGCTAGGGTCTAAGTTTATCGCGCTTGAATTGGCGTAAACGAAGTATTTATACTCGCCTGTTGCTAGGTCTACTTCAGCATCCGTAGCCGTTGGGTTTGGCGTGTCGGTAATAGTGAACGCATTGTATCGCTCAGGATATGGCGAAGTGTCATCAGCTACGCAATAGGCGTTAATGTTCGTTGACAACGAAAAGAAACGGAATAGGTAATGACTTGCACTACCTTTCTCCGTTGTCGTTATTACAACGTTGTTTGCGCTATCTTGCGTTATTCTTATCATGTAAGTGCTACGAACATTTCAACGTCACACGCTGCACCGTTCGCCTTTGCGCTAATGTTATCAGCTTCAACGAATGTCCCCGAAGCACCTCCCGAAGCATCTACTTCGATGTCATCATTTCCGAACATCATGCTTTTACCCGCTTCCAACTTGAAGAAAGCCGTATCAGCACCCGTTTTGCTTACTCCTAACGTAACGTAGTTCGTATCGTCTAGGTTAGTTATACGAATGTATTTAACGTCTGTTCTAACGAACGACCCTTGACCGTTGGCAGAACCAAAACCAAGAATGTCAACTTCAGAAGTTCCTACATTGATAATGCGATTGTCAACCTCTGCAACGTTTGCAATGGTCAGTGTATTAGTACCGCTTCTAGTGTAACCGTTAAGCGTAATGCTTTCGTTTATTGTTACCGTAAGGTCTGCGGGTGTGATTGTAGTTGCCATGCTTTGAGTTTATAACAACTAAATAGCATATTGGCGAAATTGTTTAGAAACAAAAAGAGCGACCCGAAAGCCGCCCTTAATGATGAAAACAGAGAAAAGAAAGAATCTTAGTGTGTGATGTTTGCTAGGTCGCTTGATGCAACGTTTACCATAGGGTTAGGCTCCATGCCGTTGAACGTCATTGTGTATCCATTCAAATCAGCCGCAGCCGTTCCGCTACCGCCCGTTCCCGAAGCAAAGTCAAGACCGTTGGTTACTCCAATAGCCCAATAGGAAGGAGTAGCCTCGCGTGTTTCAATGATAGCAACCACTCTATTCTTACAAAGTAGCTGAATCTCGCGAACTTTAGCAACGTCCAACTTTGATAGAATGAAAGTCAAAGAAGGTACATAGTAGAACGTTCCTTTGTTACTTCCAGCTGTTGGGTCATCGTTGAATGAACTTTCCTCTTTGTCTAGTTCGTATTTGTAGAACACCGCAGAAGGTGAACCGAATGTAACCGCGCCCGTTGAATATGCTGGGTCTAGGCTTTCGTAATCAGACAAAGAAGCAAACCTCACAGACTTGATACCGCCTATTGCGTCCTTGCAATCTAGTGTAAATCCTTGTGTTAATGCACAGGCCATGTTTTAGTCTTTTAAAGGTTATGGGGTCGAACCGAAGCCCGACCCCGTTAATTCAATTGTTAAGGAAGGATAGTGATTACTTCCGCAGGGAAAGCAACTTGTACACCTACCTTGAACTCCATTGCCAATTTGACAACTCGGTCATCTTGTGAGTACCAAGTCTCTAGGCTATTGAAGTCTCCTTCAGCATCTACACCAATGAACATATTGCTCAAACGTGAAGCGTAAAGTTTATTTGTTCCGTTCAATCCAACAACAGGGATAACACGTAGCCCAGTGCCAGGGAATGATAGACCGTCTGAACTGTTAGGGTCGGTGTTAGCGTTTCCAAAACCGTTAAGGTAAGTTCCGTAGGTCAATCCCGCGTTCATCAATCCTTCAACCAATGCAGCGTAAGCATCGTAGCCAATGAACACTCTGAAGTCATCGAACTCAGTCAATCCAGCCGCAGCCGCAGCACGATAAACCAACTTCTGAGCAGATACCGCTTGAGTGGCGTCTGTTAGGTCTGTGATAGTACCTCCCGAATCAGCGTCAGTTGTACCTGATGAAAGGATTGTAACGAATCCATCCCAATGTCCGTTATTACCCGCTCCAATTCCGTCCTCACCCTTCCAAATTGCAATGTCAATATCTCTTGCAATTTGCTTGGTGTACTCGCTCAAAATAGCTTGCCACACGTAGTCGGGAGTTACATTTTCGTGATGTGCACCCGCAGCCATTTCAGCAGAAAGATACTTTGGCTCAAGGTCTTTAGGACACCATGAATCGTTAATCTTTACTTTACCAGGAGTCAATGTTCTTTGAGTGAACACGGTTGAACCCGAAGCGTTGAAGCTACAAGCGTCATCTTGAAAGATAACAGATTGTGAAAGTTGAGGTAGCTTTGAAGCACCTTTAATGTTTGGAACTACGGTTGCAAGACTCATCATCTTAGCACCAAGAACCGTGGCGGTCATCAGTTCAAACTGATTCTCTGCCGTGTAGTCTACTAGACTTGATACGTTGAAACTCATTTGTTTATGTTTTTAGTGTTTTTATTTCTTGTTTAGCGATTGGCGAACCTTAGAGAAATCGAACTCTTTCGGAGTCTTATCTGCAAAAGGGTTGTATGCTTTCTTCTTTGGCTCTTCGGCTGGCGTTGCCGCGAACTTCTCAACGATGTTTACTAGGTCGGTCAATGATTCGCGTAGAACCTTGTTCTCAGCCTTTAGCGTTTCAACTTCCTTGATGCTTGCAAACTTGAGATTGTTGATTTTTGCAACGATTGCCTCGTTTAGCTTGTTCATTACGTTGTTGGTCAATTCCTCAACGTTAAGCCCTTTAGGAACTTCGGCAACGGGAGCGGCTTCTTCAGAAGACATTTCCTCTTCAACAATAGGAACAGCACCTTCAACTGGCATTATCTCAATGATGACACCCCCTTCAGTTTTGATAACATCGCCTGATTCTAGTTCGTGTTCCGCGTCAGGTGCTTCAATCATAGAACCGTCCTCACTGATAATCTGAACGGTTGCGCCAACTTCGATGGCTGGCTCAATTCTTACGATTGTACCATCAACAAGTTTAGCGTCTTCTAGTTTTACTTCTTCGGTAGGTGCTTCTTCTACACCCAATGCAACCTTGATTTTCGCAAGGTTTGCTTTGATGTTCTCTTTTGAGAATAGTTCTTTTTTGTTCATAATTGCGCGTTTATGCTAAATAGATAGCGCAATGCGCGTAGGTGTTCCATTTGTTCGTATATTAGCGGCACAACGGTGACAGCTATGGGTAGCGCAAAACTGAAATTGAAACGAGTGATAACTTTTAAAATTTAGAGTGCGATGGATGATAAATTTGAATTGCTATATGACAAAATTCGAATGCGAATAGGTAGCGTTAAGGTCGGAATGATAGACCTTGGAGAAACAGATCATCTAAGAGGTAGGCTGATGGAACTTGAAGAACTGAAAGCATACGCAGATAAACTGCGCGCAAGCCAAAAAACTTCCACGAGTGATGAGGCGTTACCTATAGGTGGTGTTGGTGGTTCGTTGCAGTCAGTAAAAGAACTGATAGAAAACTCAGCTAAACAATACATAGATACATATAAACCACCACACGGAGTAATAGCTGGCGCAATTGAAAAAGCGTACATTAAAGGGGCTATTGATATGCACAAGCATTTAACGCAATGACCACCAACAGCTTACTAAACAATCGTTTTAATGTTGTTTAGTACAGGTTGTGCTATTGTTCAGAAAGCACTCTGATAAGGTTGTCAATCAACTCTTTGTCTAGTTGCTTTTCCGCCTCGTCTGTGAAGATTCCCTCTATTGAGAAACCGCGTACTTCACCGCTTTTAACCTTTGACCACATTTCATCGTTTTCAACTTTGAACGACCCGAACCATGAACCTTTTGGAAGTTCGCTGAAACCTTCGGGCGTTTTCTTACGTTCGTCAATTATAAACGACTCAATCATGTAAACGCCATCTACGGGTGTTTCGTGCATCAAGTTCACGTTAGTTGTCATTCTGTTTTTGAAGAACCGTTGTACTATCTTCTCAATTGAAGCGGGTGAGAACTTGACATAGTATTCGCCCATTGCTTCATCTCTTCGGTATATCGGCAAATTTGCTACCATTATTGCACCGCTTACTATGCGCTTTTCCTCGTTGGCAACTTTGAACTCCATACGAGGCTGTGAGTTGAAGGCCATCCATTCTCGTTCGATTGCAGGCGTGTCAACAAATGCTATAAATTCAACGCCCGTTTCTTCATGGTCGTCTATTGTCATATCAATTAGCGGGAACTTTTCCATACTGTTAAATAGCTTATTTGGTAAATTGTTTAGCCTGGGAACTCGCCACCGAACGTCGCTTGGCTTTCTATTTGGTTAATATTGAATTGAGACTCGGTTAATTGTGTCTCAACTACGAACGCTTGAATAGGTGCTAATTCAGCCGCTTGCGTGTTACCTAGTTCTGTCGTGTTGGTAGTTACGGGATTGAATGAAGGTGCAGCCGCAGCCATAGCACCCGCGTATGTAGGTGTTGTAGCAGAACCACCTCCAATGTTTACACCGTTGATTATTGTTGTAGCTTGTGAAACAGCAGCAACAACAGCAGCAACACCCGCAGCTATACCCGCTATCATATCCCAAGGAGTAGCGCTTCCGCTAGTAGCCGTCTTGATTGCGCCCGAAATAGCAACAGCCGTGTCTATTGCGATTTGTGCTATTCCCAATGTTTTAGCCGCTACGGTATTCTCTTGCCCTTGCTGAAGCATCATGTCGTTGATTGTACCCAATGCAGACGAAACAGCAACAGCCGCAGATATTTGAGCAGCCCTTCTTATTTCTGATTCAGACTTAACAAGTTTTGTAAACTTCTTTTGATATGCTCTTTCAACTTCAAGCATCAATTCGTTGTTCTGAATTTGGTCTTCTGTTATCCCATCGTTTTCATCCTTCAGCTTCTCCCGTACCGCTTTCCTTGCGTTTGCGTACATTTCCGTAAATGAATCAAGCTGTTGTTCAAGTGCTGCCAATTGCGCGTCATAATCTCCTTCTATTCTAGCTTCTCTGAGGAATGCAATGTACTGAGCGTGTTGTGCTGCCCGTTCATCTAGCAGCGCGATTTCTTCATTATTTAAAGCCTCTCTGTTTGTCTTTTGCTCAGATAGAACCCCCGTCAATCGTTCCTCAATATCAATCAGTTCGGTTCTTGCCTCTATTACTTTTATCTGTGATTCCTCGTTATTATTGGCTATGTCCTTTTCAATCAATGCCAAATCTAGCTTTTTGTTGGCTAACGCTTGTTCGCCTTTTAACTGTTGGTCAATCAGAACCGCTATCTTGTCGTTCGCTTCTTGTCGTTTCTCAATGGTAAGGCTGATGTCATCCCTTATCTGCCTTTGCTTTTCAATCTCCGTTTGTAATGTCAAAGCGTAGAGACGTTGTGTAGCTTCAGCTTTTGCTACTTCCTTTTCTAGCTTTATAACCTTTTCCGCTAGGTCTAACGCACCGTCAGTGCTGTCTCCCAATGCCTTACCGAAGTTTGTAAACTGTTCGGCTATCTTCTTAATGTCAAAGTCTTTAAGCTCTTTTAATGAGTCAATCAAATCCTCAACCGCTTTAGTAACCCTACCGAATACAATCTCCACGGTTTTCAATGATTTACCAAATAGGTCAACTATCCGTTGATTCTTCATGAGCAAATCTCGAAGGAACTCAAACACGGCTAACGCAGCACCAAGTAAACCAAGAGTTTTGATAACGCCACCAATAGAAGTTCCTATTCCAGCTACTCCTTTTGAAGCACCCTTAGAAGATTCTTCCGCAGCCTTGAAGCCGCTTTTCATTTGGTCGCTTGTTTTCTTGGTCGCGTCTCCGAGTTCTTCAACTGTTTCAATAGACTTTTCTACACCTTCGTCTACTTGCGAGGTATCAACAACTACCTTAAATGCTACTTCCTTTTGTGCCATTATGCGTTACTTCTTATGTGCCAATTTGAACCGTCACAATACAATTCAACAGATTCATATTGCGATGTTAGCGTGTATGTTCCTACCCCCTCAACGTTACCGCTTACACCCGCAGTTATGTCCGTGTTTCCGCCTAAACCGTTAAGCCTCTTGACGCACACCCATAGATTATCCGCTAATGTTGGAAGCGTTATCGTTATGTCTGAAACAGATAATGTTGCATTAACTAGAACTACTTCTCTATCGCTTGCCGTGTAGTCTGAAGTTGTGTTAACATATCTCCACGTTCTATGACCATCAATAATGGTAACATTGTCATCAGCTACTACCTGATTATCTGAGTTGATAATAACCACGTTTGAAGCCCCGAACAGTACTTGATTGCCATTACCGAATATGCTGACTTTGTTAGAGCCACCACCTATAAAGTTATCATCCCCAACTATCTTGAAGTTATTAGCGTCCTGACTAACTCTATTCTGTTTGCCGTTAACACTTCCTTTGCCAACAGGGAACATATTGAAATTAGACTTGCTTCGCTTTCGGTCGTATGGTAGGTCTTCCTTTTCGCCTCCATTTCCAACCGTACCGCTTGAACCAAGTGTAAACGTTTCAAACTCTTGCGGCACAACGTCCAGTACTTTGAACAACTCAACCTTTGTTAAACCATCCTTGAACGGATTGTAGTCGTTAATCTTGTTGAGTCTCCAATAGCAGTTATCTATTATGATTTGGTCGCGGAAATCCAGCTTCTGTAAATCCCACGGAGTAAGATAAAACTCGCCAGTGAATACTTTAGCGTCCTTGTCCGTTATCTCGTTGATATGCGAACGATGGTAAACATTGAACAAGTTAGCGTTCGTGTATTGCAGCGTACCCGTGTAACCGTTAGACGTATAGAATAGCTGTTTAGGTATTCCGAAGTTAAGGTCTATTGATGGTGTTATCGGGTTGTCAAGATGTCCAGCGTAAGGGTAAACTGTATAGTCGTCAGTATTCTGTTGTTGGTTGTGTCTCATTATCCACTTTGGAGTTGAGTCAATTAAACCATCATAATACAACACCCTCATGTTTATGTCTGTTGGTGTTGCTCCATTGTCTATGTCCGCATCATAGATTTGTGGTATAATTCGATTAGAACTACCGTCATTTGAAATAGGCGTTGCGCTGAAAGCAATACTTACGGTGTTGTTATTATTTAGAAAGTCGTTGTCTATTTCTAGTCGCCTCGTTCCGTAAACATCGCCTCTTGCGTTCTCATAACGGGTGTTGTAATAGTCGTCATCAGAATCGTAGGTATAGATGTATTCTTTTCCTGTTAGCAATGCCAACGGCTTAATGTTTATCTTCTTATCGCGTGCTAACTTTTGTGTCCAATCTCGAACCGTACCTCCCGAGTAGTACTCATCCCGCGTTTCAATGATTAGATTGGTCTCGTTCAACGGGTCAACAGTAACGTACAGATTGAACATTTTGAACACGCCCAATAGAACGTCTTTCATTTTAACCTCTGGCACATAGTTGTTCATGTAAACTTGAACACCCTCAAATACGCTTTCTTCAGTAACCGAGTTAAATAGTGTTGAGTCTGTTTTGTGTACCGCAGTATAGAAAGCAGATAGACCGTCAACGTCTGTTTTCTTTGTGGCAACCTCTATCCACACATCATCATCAGGATAGTATAAATCAGGTTGAGTAGACCAATTGACAACGGTAGTTCCTACCTCTCCAATGCCTAGTATGTTCGGAAGGTCTAAGCTGAACGGCACAGAGTCAACAACTGAAATAACGGAGTTACGCAATCTCTTTAGTCGTATGTGTCCAGATAAGAAACCCGTTGATGTATCAATTCCAGTTCTTGTAACTGTGAATGTAGTGTTAGTGGTAAGTGAATAGAACCCTGTATCTTGAGGTTCAAATAAGTAAGCCGTATCATCCCATATTCCCGAAGGGTCTGAAACGTCTTTAAACTCAAGCGTCTTGATATAGTATTGAAAGTTTCCAATTGTTTGAACCGCAGCCGCAACCCAAATATTCAAATCAGCGTCTGCCTTTGCTGTAAATTGACGCGCTGCAATTTGGTCATCATTTAGAACAAAGTCTTCAGAATGAAACGGTACAATCAACTTAGTGAATGGTGCTGAATCTAAAAATGCCGATGTGTAAGTGAACCCCGCAAAGTCAAAGATTCTATCAACGATGTCTTTAAGGTAAACGGCTGGTCGCCACGTTTCAATATCGTATATTCTGTTCCCGTCAATATCATATTCAAATCGAATACCGTAGTCAATCATTGGGTACACGTACCCCGTTGTATTAGACCAACTATTCACAACGTTAGTCTCTCCGAATGTATGGTCTAGGTAGCTGAAGTCTACGTAAGGGTCGCCCGTTTCGTCAACATCATTTAATTGCTTGTCGCCTATTACGCTGAATATGTTCTTCAGTTTCCCAATGAACACCACCTCGTAATCGTAACGCCCGTTAAGTATGTTGATAGCCCGTAACTGAACTACACCTACCATTACCTCAACACCATCTGCAAGAACACGCGCTTCGGCTTTCTTGTTCGGGTTAAAGTTCGCCTCTATATTCGTGCTATTCGGGTCGTTAGGGTTGCTGATATTGACCTCCCAAATGTTACCGAATAGTTCGTCATTGCTTTTAGTGGCTGGACATTTGATTGTTTTCGAGTAATCAGTTGACCGCTTGTTAGGGTCTCTAACATCTGCAATAGAATAATTGAAGGAGAAGTCTAGCCCCTCCATTACGTCCAATCTACGCCCCTCTACGATAACCTCAGCCACGTTGTCTGTTATTAGTTAATGAGTAGTCTAACTCAAATGTGTATTGCATCAACTTGTCATTTAGACTCGTTTGCTTTGCTATCATCTTCGGCTTTCCTGACATTGCTACCAACGTATTGTTGACCTCTTGGTACACAACAGGAGAACTAGCGAAGTCATTCATCCATACGCTCTCCGCTTCTGTTAAGAAAGGAGTATTGACCGTTAGCTTATCTTGCGTCATTACATGATAATCGGTTACGCCCCTACTCATTGAATCGTATAGGTAGTTAGTGCCGTTGAATCTGTGATGGTCTTGCTTGTAGCTTGCGCGTGTTATATCCGTTTCTTCCATTGACTTCAGATTGAAGTTGAAGCTATCAAACCCACCTAAACGGTTCAACCAATGCAAGCGGATAGGCTCGTACTTTGAACAACGCCCGTTAATGTAATACCTAAAAGTTTCACTTGCGCTTGAAAGTGTCCGAAGAGAAATGTCATAGTAAGCGCACCCATTTAGAATAGTTGCTGGGTTAATGCCTGACCATGATGTTGGGTCGGAGTTTTCAATATCAAACGTTCCACAAGCGATGTAACCATAAGCGTTTGTTAATGATGTCAAATCAACATTTCCCGTTCCTATTGTTGTTCCTGTCGAGTCATAAAATTGAAACCTTCCAGACACTAGGTCTAATTGAGTTTGTAAGAAATAAAGAAACGCGCTTTGGTTGCTGTCTATGTATTGTGTTCTTGGCGCATCTGTTAAGAACTTCTTACCAATTCCCGCGCTTTGGTCGTAATCGGTATAGTCAAACGAAAGCCAATCTATCGTATTACGTACCCCGTTCCAAGCTGTCTTTAGTTCCGTTATCTTTGAATCAGCGTACTCATAAACCCCTTGTGAATTCTTTATTTCCTCTCGAATAAATAGACGGTATTCGTAGGACATATTAGGACATACAAATCCTGTTGAGTGGTTAGCACTTGGTATCGCTACATTGGGCGCAATCTGAGTCTGTAATATCCTTGATGGGTCGTAATATGCTTTGTTCGTTTGTATCGCGCCTCCGTTAGTTACCGCCCTTGTTGGGTAAACTCTTACCGTTGATAGTACGGGTTCTGTTGGATACGTTGGGGGAATTACGCTAACCTCAAACCGTTGAGTAGGGGAGAAGTTGCTACTGAAGAAAACGTAAGGATTGTCGTTATACGCTAACGAATACGCTTCGGGCTGTGATAGGATAACTACTGACATACAAACTAAATAGCAAAATGCGCTAAATGTTTGTCGTTATTGAAAGCGGGTTAGTAGGTCGGCAAGTATCGCGTCTGCATCCTCTGTTATTGCGTCAGTCAATATCTCTGGAAGTTCCTTTGTTATCAGGTTTGACTCAAATACGTTAGTAGCGAAGTTCGTTCCTTTCGTTCCTTGTTTGCCAATCTTACGCGCTATCAGATACGCTAATGAGTTACGTTCTGAATCCGTGAACGCTGAATCATTTTGACCGAATCTCATCTTATCCCTAACGTTGGGATATGTCAACCACTCCTTGATTTTGTCAATAGGCGGCTGTTTCCCAGCTTTGCGACCTTCGTCAACTGCACCCCAATAGTCAAGCATGGTAATATTCAGTTCAATCTTCTTAGACGAACTCTTGATGTTGAAGTTGATTGACTTCTTTAATTCGCCACTAGCTTCTGAATTGTTTTCGTCTAATCCTTGTGCTAAACGCTGTACGGTCAAACCGCCAATGCTACGTAGTGCCGTTTGTGTGTTAGTGAAAGCCATACCAACTAAATAGCTTATTTGCGCTTTTGTTGCAGACTGCGTTCGTGCGCCCCTTTCGCCTTTTGATACGCTAACCTATTCAGAAACTCAATGATGTTCATTTCAAAGTAGAACTCCCATAGTTCGGGTCGTCCGTTCGTCAGGTTGTCAACTGTGTATAACCATCCGTATTTACTCAGGAACGTTTGGACATTAACACCGCTTTGCGTTGTATCGCTCGAAGTGCTATCTCCGAAAAGCGAAGAGTACGACTTGCGTACCTGAGATAGCTTTGCAAAAAAAAATCTGTCAGAGGCTTGACAAACGTTATTGGTAGTTCTTGCATATCCTTTGCGACCTCTTCATGAATTTTGCCGTTATACTTTGGTCGAAACCATTTGTAACGATATGCAAAGCACGCTAATAGATTGTGTAGGTTCTCGTCTACCTTGTCCTCATCTTGCAGAAAGTGCATTAACGTAATCCATTGACCGCCTGTTATCTTTCGCGCCTCCTTCTCGAAATAGTATCGCGTGCCGTTAACCTTTGCTTTAGTCTTGACCTTGCCAATGATAGGGTCTTTCAGAAACGCTAGAACGTTTATTATCTGATTGTGCGAAGAACGGTTGAGTGATAGAATCTCATCCATGTCAACGTCTGTTAGTAGGCTAATCAAAGCACACTCTGTGTTGAAGTCGTGCAGTTCCTTTTCGTTGACATCCAGCTTGTCGCCTTTCTGCTTCGCCTCTTTGAATAGTGCGTTTACCGCTTGATACTTTCTAAGCGTTATCGCATCCCAAGAATTAGGAACTTCAATCTTCATTTTGCAGTTGTCTCAGTTTCTCAATGTACAATGTGGCATCCATTAATTCTTGCTGTAAGTGGTTTAACCATTCGTCAAGAGATAGGTTGTTATCGTGTAATGTCGTGCCGTACTTGTGTATTCCAACGTTAGAACGTTCCTCGTACTTGGAGACAACGCTTTCAACTATTTGGTCTTTCATAGCCTTTCTTTTCTGAGTTCGTTGACTTTGTTAAGGTCGTAGTTTTCCAATACATATTCACGAAGAGCTTTACCATCTTCGGAAACATCCTGTATTGAAAGACTTTCAGCCTTTCGGATAGCGGCATCCCACGAGTCAACCTTATAAATTCCTCTATGCTCATCTGTGTACGGGTGTATGTTCTGCACAAATATCGGCAAACCTTTCATTCCCGCCTCAATTATCTTCAAGTTACTTTTGCATCTGTTGAACTTGTTGTCCTCCAAAGGTGCAATAGCTATATCGAATTGGTCGTATAGTAACCCGTAGTTGTGAACGTCTAACGCATTGATGTAATCGGCCTTAAAGTTGTCGGCTAATCGCTTCCATTCGGGTTGGTCTGTGAACCCGCAGATAACGGGAACGACATCTCCCCAAGCGTCCTTAGTTAACATCAAATCATGAAAGTGAGTAATGCCTCCAGCCCATCCGATACGGTTGCCATATTCCTTCTTTGTTTGCCATTGCGGGTCGTTCGGGTCTAACGCGTTTGGTATAACGTGCCAATTACTATTCAGCTTGTCTATGTAGCTACCTAATAGTTCATGTGTTGTCCATACCTCGTCAGAATGTAATAACGCCTCTATGCTTTGCTTTCGCATTGCGTCTGCTGTCTTCTTAACTACGTGGTTGCTTGATAGTATCCAATGGTCGTCA